AGGCAGGCTTGGACTGGACGGTCGAGCAGGTTGACGCATACGTTGAACTCAACGGTAAGAAAACTCCAACTGGTTGGAAAGCTCTTGTCAGAAATACTGACAATAAGATCTTGACCAACATTGGTCAAAACTGGAATCCCGTACAAAACGAGGATGCTTTTAACTTTTTCAGTGAGTACGTTCTCGCTGGTGATATGGAAATGCATACTGCTGGATCACTTAAAGGTGGTGAGATGGTATGGGCACTCGCAAAGGTGAAAGAGTCATTTGATCTCTTTGGCGGCGATAAGGTTGAGTCTTATCTCTTATTTTCAAACCCGCACTCTTATGGTAAGTCTATCGATATTAGGTTTACTCCAATCAGAGTCGTATGTAACAATACATTGTCTTTATCCCTTGACATGGTTGCCGAAAGATCAGTCAGAGTTGGTCATAGAACTCAGTTCGATGCCAGCGAAGTAAAGAAGGCATTAGGTATCGCATCTAATAAGCTTCAAACTTATAAAGAAATGGCAGAGTTTCTTGGTTCTAAGAAGTTTAATGCTGATACTCTTATTCAGTACTACAACGACGTGTTTCCAAGATCAACTGATAAGAGAGTTATGAACCAACCTCTTTCACTAGAAACTTTATCAAAGAATGCAAAGGCATGTCACGACGTTATCGAAACTCAGCCAGGTGCTAAGTTTGCCGAAGGTTCTTGGTGGCAGGCTTTTAACAGTTACACTTTCGTAACTGATCACTTTCAAGGTAGAAATGCTGACAACAGGTTGTACTCATCTTGGTTCGGCGGTAATCAACTTAAGAAAAGAAATGCTTTAACTACAGCAATCAAGTACGCGGAAATGGCGTAATGACTGACGGTCCTTTGAAAAGAGCATTTGATCTCCTAGACAGCGACGGTGTCCTGTCTAGAGAGCTTACGACTATGAGAATTAAAAACGGTATGTTAGTGAAAGAAGTCATTACTCGTAAATATTCGAGTGGAGACTACACTGATGGAATTCAAACAACCCCAATATGTAAAATAGAAGGAGAGAAATAATGGGTATATTAGCACTAGTACTTGGAATGTTCAGTATGGACACTCAAGAGTTCAGAGAGACTGCAAATCAGCAGATGAAAGAAGGGTATAAATGGGAGTACGTTGGTAAGACTAAGCCATCTGGCGATCCTGCAATCACCATGAAAGCAAATGGTGAAGAATATATATTATGGAAGTTAAAGAAATGAGTGAAAGAACTAAAAGCTTTGTAATGTATGGAATGGCTGCGTTTGCGTTCTTCCTAGCATTAATGCATCTCGTTAAGGAAGCTCGAGCAGATCAACCTTATCAAGTTAATGTCCAAGATTATACTAAAACTGTAATTAAAAGAACACCACAAGTTGTCGAAGTTTGTTCTGAAAGAAAAGTATCAGGAGACAAAACTGGTGATGCTGTTATGGGTGCTATCATTGGTGGCATTATTGGTAACAACATAACCAAAGATTTACCTGACGGTGGTACTGCAGGTGCAATCATCGGTGGATTACTTGGTCATCAAAACAGTACTGCGAATGACGGTACTAAACTGGTTTGTAATAAGACGACAAGATATAAAGAGTCAATGGAAACTATCTATTCTCATTCAACTATAACTTTTAATTATCATGGAAAAAATTATACAGTGAGGTTTCAAAAATGAGAAAACATACACCAGAAATGATCGCCGCATGGGCGAAAGAAAATGGATTAAGAGGATTTGAGCAGTACGATCCTAACCATAAAGAAAATGACAGGAAAAAAAGTTTTCAAAAGAAAAGGTTTAATAAAACTGTAACATTCAAGAGACGTGGTCGTTAATACATAATAGTATACTATTAATTAAAAGGGGCTTAACGTGGATTGGTTATCTGCTATCATAGAAAAATTTTTAAACAAACATTTTAAGCCACCACCGATCCCACAATATTTGTCAGGTAAGGGAAAAGCTCCTGTTAAAAATAAATCTTAAAAAAACTTTATCTAATTAATGCGCCATACGGCGCTTTTTTTAGACTCTAAACTATTATAAATAGAATCATGTTAAGATTAAAAAAATACATTTCTATGATGGAGGCTGCTGTGGATTATAAGCAGTATGGTAATTTAGATGCAATGAAAGATATCATTGATGCTAGAGGTAATGATAAGTTAACAAAAAAGATTCCTAGGAAAACTATATTAGTTAATAAGATTAAAGGCGAAGATCCGTTTATTACAAGTACAGGCAAAAGTGTTATAATTAAATCTTCAGACGTTGACTTACCTGCACTAGAAAAAATATTTAATGACAAAGATAGAAAAGCACTACGTACTTTTAAGTTTGGCCAATATGCTCTAAGCGACTTTGTTAAAACACCTGAGTTCGGTGGAGCACCAAAAGGAAAGTTTACTGCAGTTGAAGATCGAGAACTTGAAAAAGCTCATGAAGCTCTTCAAAAACTTATGGCATCAGAAGCAGTTCCCTTTATATATCTTAAAGTTGGAAGTAGAGTTGAAAAAGTTGATGGAATGAGAACTGAAAAGGGTACTCCAAAATCTGACTTTAACTATACTTATCAGGGAAATGACGTATTTTTTATATCACATAAAGATTATAAAGGAAATAAAGTTGCATTTCAACAATATGGTGGAATGCCTGAAGCTAAAAAATTTAATCCAAATAGTAAAGACTTAAATAAGTTTATAGCTGATGCTCAAAAATATTATGCACAGTTTGGTGGTAAGTTTAAAACTGGTCATGAGATATGGAGAACTGTAAACGATGACCAAGTTTGGCAAAAAGGTCTACTTGGAAGAGATTATAAAAAAGGTAGAGGGCGAAGTAATCAAAATGTAGATGGTTTATTTTCAGGTGTATTAAGTTATAAAAACTTAAATAGAAAAAAACAAAGCATACCTATGTTTGAACTAAGAGGCCAAGGCATTACGTTATTACATGATACGCCTAAGCCTACAGGAATATACGAGCCGGTATATTATATAAGAAAAGAAACCGGCAAAGCCGCATTTGGAATAAATGATGTTAGATCATTTATATATCCAATCGGAGGCATATCTAAAAAAATTATAAGTGATAAGTCGAGGAACATATGATGAGATTTATAGAATTTATATCTGAACAAAAAAACACGCATATGACTCATATTGAAGACAAGGTCTTATACGGCGGAGTGGATGGCACTAGGCAGGCTATACTCGCGTTAAGATCATTACGCGACATGGTAGCAGGAGTTAAAGATGGAAACGTTAGTGTTAAGTGGGACGGCGCACCCGCAGTTTTCGCTGGTACTGATCCTCGTGACAATAAATTTTTTGTTGCTAAGAAGGGTATCTTCAACGCCACGCCAAAGGTTTATAAAACTGACTCTGATATTGATGACGACACTAGCGGTGATCTTAATTCTAAACTTAAGGCCGCACTAAAGTATTTACCTGAACTTGGCATTAAGGGAGTCGTACAAGGTGACTTCTTATTTGATTCGAGTGAGATAAAGACCAAGAAGTTGAAGGGAAAGATGTATGTCACATTTCATCCTAATACAATAGTTTATGCTGTCCCCTCTGGCACTGAGGCTGCAAAGAAAGTTAAGGCAGCAAAGATTGGAGTAGTGTGGCACACGACATATACTGGAAGCTCATTCGAGACAATGAAAGCCTCATATGGAGTTGATACAACAAAGTTCAGAAACTCTAAAAACGTATGGTCACAGGATGCGATGTTAAGAGACATGACACAGTTTACCATGACTAAGAAAGATACAGAGGAAGTCAATGTACATCTCAGCAACTGCGGTAGGATATTTAATAAGATCTCTAGTACTACACTTCGTACATTGGAAAATAATGGTAACCTTGCTCAACTTATTGAAACATTTAATAATACTTATGTACGAAAAGGTGAAGTCATTGGTAACACCAAGACCCACGTTGATAAGCTCATCACACACATCAAACAGAAGTTTCAAAAAGAGATAGATAAAAGAAAGAGCGAAAAAGGTAAGACCGCTCAGCAAAAAAAATTAGATGATGTACTACAATTCTTTTCACCACAAAACAAAATTAGTTTACAAATGATGTTCGATTTACAAAAATCTATCGTTCTTGCAAAATTAAAAATTATAAATATACTTAATAGGTTAAATGGTGCGCAAACTTTTCTTAAGACTCGCGATGGGTATAAGGTAACGGGTCAAGAAGGTTATGTCGCCATTGACAAACTTGGTGGTGATGCTGTGAAAATTGTTGATCGTATGGAGTTCTCATACGCCAACTTTTCACCAGAAATTATAAAAGGATGGGACAAGCCGGGGAGGAACTAATGGCTCAACTCAAATCATTTTACGACTTAGTAAATGAACTGTCTATGAAGACAGATAAAAAACTTAAAAACCTTAAGATACCTGTAAAAGGTCCAAAGGGTACTTCCAAACACATGCGAATGAAAGTTGCAACTCATGATGCTCCAGGTGCTGGTGACATTAAGAAGGCTGTCAACTCTTCAGTTCAATCCGCTGATCGTAAACCAGAAAAATATCTTAAACCTGATGGAAAACCTGGGATAAGAATGGTTAAAGTTGACAAAGAAGTTATTAAAAAAGAAGCCTCAGTTCTTAAACCAACTAAACCATCTGACATAACTAAACACGCTAGAACACTAGCAAAAAATTCTGGTGATTATGAACGTAATAAGAAAAAGTATATCGATAAAGCTCGTGCTAAAGTATTTAGAATGTATCCTAGAGAAAGCTTAAATGG